CGTCCTTGATCGGGGCCAGAGGATCGCGGCCATAGCCAAGCAACTCACTGTTCAGCAGCGGCTGCTCCGATCCTAGCGAGGTGCTGGCAAAGGGCATCTTCGTGAACCCGGTGACCGGCGGAGTGCCATAAACCGTCTCGAACGCAAGCGCCATCTGCGCCCGCGCGCCTTGTGCACGTGCCATGGGGGTCTCCTCGATGTTCGGGAATTCAGGCCAGGGGGCCGGTGGTGGTATAGTGCAGGACGACGGTGATCACCGCCGCCTTCAGCGCCGCTGCGCCTTCGACTGGCAGATCAACCGAGGCCGGTGCTTCGGGTTCAACCCATTCGCAGTGGCCGCCAAGTGTGCGGTCAGCATCCAGCGCAGAGCCGATGGCGGCGATCAGGGTGTCGAAGGCGCTGGCCCGGCCGTTGCCCGCCTCGACGACGACCTCCAACTCTGCGCGGTGCTGATAGTGGTAGCGGACGGGCGACAGCGTTACTTCTGGCTCACCCGGTTGGCCGTCGCGCAGAATGATCAGCCCCGCTGCCGGGATCCGTTCGGGCAGCACCTCGTCACGAAGGATAAGGGCGGGAAGCGACTGTAGCCGTGCGTGCAGCGCGGAGAAGATGGTTTCGCGGGTGGTGGGCATTGAGGCCTGCCTTCTGAATTGTGACTTCTGCGAGGATCGCAACCATGCTAAAGGTAATACCTCTGAATACTCTGCTGGAGCCGTACCCATGAACGCCGTCCGCCCCATTGCCGTGAAGCTTGATCAGGACACCCGCGACCGCCTCAAGCGCTTGGCGGATGCCAAGGACCGCTCGACCCACTGGATGCTGCGCGAGGCGGTGGCGCAATTTGTCGAACGCGAAGAGAAACGCGAGGCGTTTCGCAAGGCCGGGCTTCAAGCGTGGGAGGAATTTCAAGCGACGGGCAAGCACGTCACGCATGAAGAAGCCGACGCCTGGCTTGCCAAACTGGAAGCAGGCGAAGAGGCGGCAGCTCCTGAATGCCACAACTGATTTGGTCGCCCGCAGCCTTGCGGGATGTTGAGCGGCTGCATCGCTTCCTTTTCGACAAGAACGCCGATGCCGCCCGCCGTGCGGTCAAATCCATCCGTGAGGGCATGCAGATCCTGCGCGACCAACCGGGCGCCGGGCGGCCGGTCGAGGATATGGAGCCGGAGTTTCGCGAGTGGTTCATCACCTTTGGCGACAGCGGCTATGTGTCGCTTTATCGGTTTGATGGCGAAACGGCAGTGGTATTGGCCGTGCGCCATCAGCGCGAGGCAGGCTATTGACGGGCGGCGAGGATCAGACCTTCTCTACCCACTTCGCCACGATCAATCCCGGCACCCCATCTACCGCACTTTCCGCATCCCGGGCCAGATCCAGCCGCTTGCGCAACCTGACCTGCGGCACCAGAAGGAAGATCGGCACGGTTGCGACGCCGCGCCCGGTTTTCGACCTGGACGCGGTCGCCCGGCCTTTGGAATTTAACCGCCCCTCGGCGACAAGCAGGCTCGGCCCGCGGCGGCGGTAGATAAAGCGCAACCGCAGCCCGGTCCTGCGTTCCCATTCACCCGGGGTGATGCGGCCGCCTTTCGAGCTTTTCCCGGCGGCAGGCGTTGGGATCGCCAGCCAGAACCCGTCCTTGGACCGGATTAGTGGCCCGGTGTCATGCGCGCCGATGATCACCGGCGCATTCGACCAGACCAGAGCAGCCGCGTTCAGACTGTCGCCGGATTTGGGGAAGCTGGCGAGGCGGATCGAGTTGGCGAGGCGCGTGCCCAGCCCCGCGCCGGTGATCTGGCTCCGCCAGGCGGATTTCAGGGAGGTGCCCGCCTCGCGCATTGCAGCGGACACCGCCTTTTCCCCGGCGGCGATTTCGGCCTGCATCTGCGCGACGAGGTCGGGGTCGAACTGGATTTTCAGTTTCATGATGGCCGCAGGTCCAGCGACCAGAGCAGGCGTTCGCGGTCGCGCACCGGCTCGCCCTGAACGGTGAAGCTCTCGGCCCCGATAACGATCAGATCGCCGGGGCGGGGATCGGGGAGGTCTGACACGCGAACGTCCACCATCATCGTGTCGCTGACAATGCGCCCCGCGCCAAATTCGGTGATCCGATCTGGGGCGCGGCGAATGACGCGGATGGGGCGTTCTTCGGACGTTGTGGCGGAAATCCAGACAGCGGCCACCGCCATGCACGGGTTGGCGAAGATCCGATCCATGGCGGCGGCGAAGACGGTCATGGCGAGCCCGTCAGTTCGTGGTGTGGATGCGGATCGCGATGCGCGGCCGCTTGTTGACCGGCAGGATCGAGGCTTCGGTCATCAGGTCGATCCAGCGACCCTTCTCGTCCAGATGTTGGCGAGCATAGAGTGGCAGGCCCATGGTGTTCGCCGCCTCCAGCAGGTTCGCCGGGCCGCCATAGGTGGTGAAGGTGTCCATGGTGCCAAGCGGGAAGGCGATGCCCTCACTGGCGGGGACCAGCCGCTCGGTCGCCTTGGTGGAAAGCGTGACCGTGCCCGCGTGTTCCTCGAACACGATGCCCGCGAAGGGGAAGTTCCGGCGTACGTCCTGGCGCAGCGGCTGCGCGCCGGTGGCTGCGTAGAACTTGTACGCCTCCTCGGTCTTGGGGTGCGCGATCAGCTTGTCGAAGAATTCGCGGCTGACGAGGGCATGTACGTCCGTCATGCTTTCGCCGAGGAGATTGTCCTCCATGGCGCGAAGCACCTCGCGGACCTTGCCCTGCACGTTGGTGCCAGCCGTGCCCAGCACGAAGTCCACCGAGATTTGTGCCAGGCCAAACTCGGTGAAGTAGTTGTAGAGCGTGGTGCCAGCACCGTCCTTCACGATGCCGCGGAGCGCATTCATCTCCATGTATTCGCGGGTCTGGGCATGCTTGCGGCGCATCAGCTGCAGCTTGCGGTTCATCACCTCGACCAGCGGGTCGGCGCCGTCGAAAACGCCCAAGCTCGGTTGGCCTTGGATATCACCGGGCAGGATGACGTCGTCATGCGGGATCCAAGGCAGGGCGAAACTGCGCATGGACCGCCCCTCGCGCGTGCCGACCGTGGCGGGGCCGCCGAGAGGGACGGAGGGCAGCAGGTTCAGCACACCCTCGTATTGCTCAATGATCACCGATCGTTGGCTGACGCCCTCGAAGCGGAAGAGGCCGATTTGGCCGAGGCGGGTGTAGAGGTTGGGCAGGATGTTGATGGCCTGCGTCATTTCGGCCAGCGAATAGCCGCCAGCGTCAAAGGGATTGCGAACGAGGGTCATGGGGTGCTCCGGGGGTGAGGGGGGATCAGACGCCGTCGCGGGCGATGATGCCCACAGCCGCCAGCTGGCCAATTTTGGTGGTGATCTTCGCGCCGTCATCGACGGTGGCGTCATAGGCGAGACCCGCACGCGACACGATGGAGGGGCCGCGAGCGACAACAGTGCCGGTGGCATCCGCCAGTGTGGCATCGACGGCGTAGAGCAGCACGGCGCTGGCCACCTGCGAACCATCGGCCCCTGTCGCGGGCGACAGGGTGTATTTGCCGCTGGCCGTGATCTTCCCCAGCACAGAGCCGACCGGGTAGGGCATGCCGATCAAAAGGGTGATCGCCTCGCGGGTGTAGTTCGGATTGACCTCATATTTGAGGACATCGCCCATGCTGGGCGGTTCCGTCAGGACGGGCATTGGTCAGTCTCCATTTCTGGGGGTGGGGAGGGCGCTGGTTCAGCGCTTGGCGTCGGTCGCGGTTTTCTTGGCGGCGGCCACGATGGGGCTTTCTTTTGCAGCGGCCGCTGGGGCGGTGGCGATGATGCCAGCGGCATCACTGCGGGCGGCGAGGTCTGCCAGAACCCGGGCGCGCAGGGCGTCGGGTTTCAACCCGCGCGTGACCGCGTCAGCCGCGTTGATGGTCACGCCGAGCCGGGCCGCTTGCGCACAGACCTGCGCCACTTCGGCGGCCTCAGCGCGAATGGCCTCTGCGGTCATGGTTTCGGGTGTCGCAGCGGGGGCTTCCTGGGGCGTCGCGACGGGTGAGGAATGAACCGCCCCGGGTTTACCGGAGGGCAAAACTCTCGGAGAATTGCCCGTTATGGAACAGACAT